TTAAAAACAAAGCACCATCTGCCGTCATATTAACAGATGTAATTGTTGTATTGTTAAACTGAAATTGTGATCCGGATGGTATTGTAAAATAACTACCATCAGTATCATAAGTGATAGCCCCGCCTGTTGTTGTTACTAATTGAGTACCACCAACAATTGCTGTATATGTACCAGTTGTTTCAGAAAATGAATAAAGACTTGATACTTGTGTAATTCCTATAAAAGAAATTAGGGTAAATAGTAAGATTAAAAAATTTTTCATAATTAAGTATTTTTTCTTAATAAATACTTTGAAAAAGTTTAATTATAAAGTAATTTTGTGTCAAATGAACATTTAGTGTTATTAAATTATTATTCATAAAAAAAGGAGACAATTTCTTGTCTCCTTTGGGGTTATTCATTAAGGGGGTTGATTATCTCAATTCTCTTAAATCAAATGTACGAACACCATCAACAGTAATTCTCGCATAGAAGCGGTTGTTCACCATTTTTTTCGCGTATCTCGTCATTATACCTTTAATAGGCGTAAAGTTGAACGGGTTATACATTGTAGGTGTTAATTGTAGAGGTACATACGGTGCGTAGATGTAACCTGTGTCAAGTAAAGACGTTCCTTTGTGACCCAACAATACTGTGTTTGGTGGGAAGTAAGGATCTCTATACACTTGGTAACGACCTGCTAATGTACCAACTCTTTCGATACCCATATTGTATTGGTCTTGCTCAGGAGACGCGTTAGATACGTGGAAGTATTCTAAGTCATCAAAGATTGCAGAAACCTCAGAAGATACAACAATCCAGTTAGCACCACCTCTCAAAGTTGATTTGTGAATTTGTGCAGACAATTGGTTAATTGCAGTAATCAAAGTTTGGTTCCAATCTTTTTGAGTGTAAGAAGTTGTTAAACTTAATCTTCTCCATCCGTTGTAATCCCATCTCAAATTCCAAGCAGCACCTTTTCTCAAATCTCTCAAGATTTCTCTATCGATTTCAGCAGCAACTTGCTCAGAAAGTAATGCTGTAAGTTCAGCTTCAGCATCGATGTTATGGAATGCAGCAACGTCTTGAGCAAGCTCTGGAGACCATTGTGCTCTTAATTTTCTTTCAGATACAGAAACTGTTACAGACTCTAAATCAAAAGAAACTTCTCCGATTTTTTCTTCAAATTCTAGTTCTTCATATCTTCTCCATACAGCAGTAAATGATGTACCAGAAGTAATTGCAGAAATAGAAGAACCTGTGTATCCGTCTAATGAAGTATCACCACAAGATGCGCAAGCAGGACAAGAAAGATCAACTTCTAAGAAGATACAACCGTTTGCATCACAGATATCGTAGAAAGATCCACCATTACCTGTGTTAGATGCAGTTCCTGAAGGACTTCCACCAGGGAAATAAGTTTGTGATTGTTGACCATATTCTACAATTCCTTTACCATATTTTTGAGTAACAACTCTAAATAAAAGTGGTGTAGATGCTGTAGGAAGTGGACATACGTTAGACGCAGCAAATCCAAGACCAGTGTTAGGTAAAATTTTCAAATCTGAAAGGAAAGTTTCAGAATCAATCTCATTTCCGTCAGGTCCAATTAATTTACCAGCACCTGGTAAGTTATTCCATCCACAAAGTTTGATAAGAACTTTTCTTGTGTTACCACTGTATTGGTTAACCAAATTACCTGTTGCATCAGATAAACCACCATTTGACCAAACAACAACTGTAGCTGGAGCTGTAATAGCTGACCAACGACCTTTTGAATAGTCAAATAAACCACCTGGATCTAATCCTGGTTCTGCACCTTCGTAGAATAAATCATAAAGATTTTTTGCGTAAGGGAATCCAGAGTCATAACCTTGTCCTGGACTGTTTTGACCAGAGTTAACTGCTTCTGGAGAACCAACTGGTGGATAATGAACACCTGATGTTCCGTTATCATAACCACTTGAATATCCTTGGATTTTAGGTACGAAGTAGAACAATTTACCAATTGGTAAGTTCATAGCTTGTACAGATACGATATCGTTAGCTAATAATTTAGAGAAAACTCTTCTAACGATAGGAAAAACAACAGTTTCAAAAGCTCCGTTTGAACCTTCAGAAGTTGCTTCGTTAATTAAGTGAGACGCTTGGTTTTCATACAACTGCGCAACGTTCTCTTTTAAATGTCCTTTAAGACCTTCTAGGAATCCTAATCTATCCCATTTGTTAATTGTATCTTCTTTGATAACTTTAAGGTGTTTTAAACCGATGTTACCAACAAGACCTGATTCTAATAATGCTCCCATTTTTATTTGTTTTTTGGCTTTATTTTTTATTTATGTATATTATAAATATACTGTACTTTTAAAAAGTTTATTTTATTTTAGTCATTAAGTCTTTCATTCGTAAAAACTGTGGATTTTCATACGTTTTTGATTCAATCAAATTTACCGCAGATCCAGTAGATGGAGTAATCTCTACTCTTCTTTGTACTGATTCTGTGATTGTATTTTCACTAGCTTTTGGCGAGTCTAACTCTGACTTAAGTGTTCTGTAAAGATTTTTAGATTCTTTTAAAGTTTCAGCATTGTCGAATCTTCTAAGAATATTAATCTTTTCTTGTTTAGTTGTTGAATGTTCTGTAAACAATCTAGTTGCGTAAGCAAGGTTTGAATTAAATACAGCAACTTCATTTAATTTAGTTCTAAACAAATCAAGCGCTTTTCTGTATTCATCATTTTTTGCTCTTAATAATTCAAGTTCTTCAGTACTTTCTTTTCTTAGGTTAGCTGGTGCTGCTCTTCTTTTGTCTACACCAGGTTTACCCCAAGATCTACCACTACCTAAAGTTCTTGATGCTTCTTTAAATTCTGATTTTCTCATAGAGGGTTTTTTGAATTCACCGTCTAAGTTTTCACCTTCTTTATATTCAAATTTTGCTTTACCAGTACCCATAGTTTTGTTGGCATTTTTCTTAATTGTTTTAAAGCCACCATCCATGTTTGGTTTTTTACTCATTTTATATTTAGAAGCATTACCCATTCCAACACCTTTTGCTTTGAATCCTTTAGATTCCATCATTTGGTGATATTCTTCACTAGAAAAATCTTCTTCTTCAAATTCAAATTTACTTTTTTTACTTCCATCGAAAATGCCACCATACTCATCATCCAATTCTAATTCGTAGATGTTTTCTGTTGTTTCCATTGGTGAGCCATCGTCTTGAAGTTGCATTTCTTCCGCCAAAGACGAATAATCAAAATCATCTTCAAAATCATCTTCAAAATCATCTTCAAATTCATTAGATTTAAATTTACTAGCAAATGGATCTTGATTTAACATTCCTTTTTCTCTAATACCCATATCCAATTTGTTCATAGGCATATAGTCACCAAATTCGTCTTCCTCTTCATCCTCGTCTTCAAAATCAAAAGATAAATTTTCAAAATCATCCTCATCTTCATCATCACCAAAATGATGTGAATACATATCAAATTCAGATTTACCAAATTCTTTTAATTCACTATCATCCATCATTGATTCAGAAAGTTGGATAATGTATTCTGTGTCGTTTTCGTTATCAGATAAATGTATCATATTATCATCTCTTTTTACTACAACACCATCGTTATCTCCCATCGCTCTAAATACTCTTAAAACTTCAGCATCTGAAGCTTGGGTTAAATCGACTGTGTCATCATCAGAAGGCATTACTGGTTGACCCATCATTTCATCATCACCCATGTTATCCATGGCATATTCATCGTCATCAGCACCTTCTTCATTATCAATATCAGTGTCCTCAATGTCCACGTCAATCTCTTCTTCATCCTCAACCTCATCTTGTTCTTTTAGAGATTCTTTTACTAATGAATTGATTTCTTCCCTCATTGTTGATGAAAGTATTCCTTGTGCGTTTCTTTGTAAAGACTCTTCCAAATTCTTAATCTGGAATAATGCGTCCTCTACTTCTCTTTGATTTTTTGCCATTTTTATTTTTTTGACTTTATTCAAATAAATACATTGGTTTTTGAAAAAGTTTAATTTTAGACAATAAAAAAAGGGAATAACTAATGTTACTCCCTTTTTGTAAAAAATATTTTTTAAGTTTTTATTCTACAACCTCATCAATTTTACTTTCGGTAATTGATGTAATCCTCCAGTCCATTGTGTAGTTTTCATAGATTTTGGTCACTTTTGCCTCAACATCCGTTGGTGTGTACCCTAAAACTAATTTTTCTTCTTTTACTTTTTTTACTCTACCAGATTCTGAATCTAACAAATCTGATGTAATCTTTGCTACAAAATATTTTTCTCCTTGTTCCATAATTTTTTTTATTTACCCAAATAATCGGATAATCTTTTCATTAAGTCAAGAGATTTGTTACCAGATTCACCAACATTTCTTTCTACGGTCATTCTTTTTTCTTCTTCTAAATTCTCATCAAACTTATGTCTATCATTTTTGTCTAAAAATAAATAAGCACCTGGTGTTGATGGTGAAGATACTAAGTCAAAACAAATTAATTCAAAATCATCTTGTACTTCATTTTGTTCTCCAACTTTTTTAAGTGACCCAACACCTCTAGAAGAAATACCCAAAGTAACTCCTTGTCTAAGATAATTTGCTGCCATATCTCCTTTTGTGGAAACAATACCTCTTTCGTGAAAACCAGGTGATGTAAGTAATTTTAATTTACCCAATAATACTGGTCCGTCCCACCAAACATCAGTAATCATGTGAGATACACGATCAAGATCAATTAAAGAAGATTCCGGGTGGTTAAGTTCTGAAAGGGATGTTCCCTTTTCAATCATCTTTTTATAATTCTCAGCTTCTCTTTTTAATATCTTTTCTGGATAAACTCTACCATTTCTATTTGGTGTATCATATTTCTGCAATACAGCATAGAACTCAAATGGTTTTGAATGGTCCAAAAAATTTTGGGATTCCATTATATAGTGATTATTTTGTGATTTTGGATTTATATATCCTGCATCATATTCGATAAGGATTCCTTTACCAGTTTCGTTTGGTCCTAAAATTTTCATATTTAAATTTTATTATAAATATTAAACTTTTTCGGTTTTTACTTTTAAAGGTTTGGTATTTCCATTTTTTGTTAGATAAAACTTAAAATAATCATTCTTGTTAAATACGTCTGAATAAATTTCTTTGGTGATATTTTTTAGGTATTTTTTTAATTTAATAGATTTGAAGTCAATTTCCTCGGTTAAATATAAATTTATTTCTAAATTCATAAAAGATTTTTTTTTCATTTGTAATCCACTTGTTCTTAAATCTAAATCTACAATAAATTTATCGTCAAAAAGTTCTTTGTTTATGTTGTTAAAAACAGAGTGTTTAACACTTCTATTCATATTCAGAACAACTCTTGTCCAGTTTTCTGCTTCTTTTTTGGGTTCTACCCAGGTTTGGATATTCAAATAAAGTGATTTGAATTCTTTGGAATCTACTGTTCCATAACTTACTTTGGATGTTCTAAATCCGTTAATTTTTGAGGTTTTTCCCTTTTTCATAAAAATTTTTCATAGTCTCAATGTTTATTTTAGTAAAATTTACATAATTTTGTAATATATATCAAATATAATAAAATCATTTATGTTAATAGTACAAGTAAAAAAAAACGACATCGAAAGAGCCCTAAAAGAATTAAAAAGTAAGGTAATCAGAACCAGACAAAATTCCCATCTTAATAATAGAAAAGAATATACAAAAAAGTCTGTCGAAAAAAGACAGACTTTACAAAAGGCTATTTACATACAAAGACTTAAAAATCTAGATTAAATACTTCTATTTAGTTCTTGTAGTTTAAAAAATGAAATTCTATCAAAATTTTCATTTTGTAGTCTATTTAATGTTTCATCTATTGTTTTAAGAACTTCAGAATCCGCTTCATTTTTTTTGATGTCTTCTAATTTATCAAGAACATCTTCTTTTAGAAGTTCATATTTTAACTTTAATTTATTTTCATCTTCAGATAAAATTTTTGTTAAAGTTTTTTTACTTTCTTCATTTAATGAATTAATAAATTTACTTAATGTCTTATTTGCAACATTTACCAATTTTTCTACCGGTAAATTTTTTACGGTTTCAGTTTGTTCTGGACTATTTTTTAAACTTTCAAGAATAATTTTTTTACTTTTAATTTTGTTTTCTAAAGTTAAAACACTTGTTGAGAACAAATTATCTAAATTTTCGTAATCATTTTTAGTTTTAATGTGATCAACCCACAAATTTAATTCTTCTAAATTTTTTTTAGAAATTTTATTAATTGTATTTTCATATACAACTATTGATTGGTTTATTAGTTCCGAAGCAATAGACTCGTTTAATCCCTTGTTACTTGATAGTTCATCATACAAATAATAAAGTTTACTAATGTTTTTATTTTCTAATACTAATTCATTAAAAACAAATAATGTGTTTTTAAAAGAATTTTTCTTGTATGACTCTGTAAGTAATTTCTCAATTTTACTTTTTATTAAACCAAATTTCATAATAATTTTTAATTATAAATATATCAATCTTTAAGTATTTTTAATAATTCATTTTCGATATCACCAAGAGAACTATTTTTTATTATAAAATCATCGTCATTTGATTCTAATAATAGGTTTTCTAGTTTAGCCCTACTTTCTGGTAATCCACCTAAATCATCTCCACCTCCTGGTGGTGATGGTGGCCCTGAAGGTGGTGCTCCTCCTCCAGCAGGTGGTGCTCCTCCTGCGGCTTCACCACCTTCAGTTGTTCCGCTTATAGTTTTATATAATCTATCGATATTATCAAATAATCCGGTGTGAGTAATGATTGTTGCCGTATTTGCAAGTTCTGCGGCAACAGCTCTTTCCATTCTTTGTCTTTGAGTATCCAATTTAATATCTTCATCTGAAAAACCAAAAATGTGTTTTTTAGCCCAAGTTGCAGATGTTGGTGCTAATGTATTTGGGATTTCTGTAACCATATCTTTGTATAGTGTTACTTTTTCTTTCCATACATCAACCATTAAAAGGTCTGCTTGTTTTGATGGATTATTTAACCCTAATGTAAAGTTTTGTAATTCATCTTCAAAACCCAATAGAAATAAATGGATTATTGCAACTTTATTTAATTCTGATAAAATATTTTTTTGTATTCTATTAATTGTTCTTGCAAAACGAATATCAAGTAATGATAAGTTTTTACCATCACCAACAACCTCTTCAAAACCTAAATAAGCTTTTGGTATTCTTAGAGCCGTAACTAGTTTCTTTTGTATGTATTCGATATCCGCAATTTCAGATAAATTAGCAGCACCAGCCAAAGTTTCTATCGGCATTTGTTGTGTCGCATCTCTAACCGGAATAAAATAATCTTGATCTACAGCCATTTGATTAAATCTCAAATCAACATTACCTGTTTTTGAGTCAACGACCTGATCCCTTTTAAATTTATTTGCAACACGTTGTACATATGGTTCAACGTCTTTATCATCCATATTTCCAACAAATACTTTAAAAACCCTTCTTTCTGGTGCTCTAGATGTACGATAAATCAACATCGCATCTTCAGCCAAAACCAATTGTTTCCAAATTCTTCTTGCTTTTTCAAGCATAGATGTACCATAAGGAAGTTTTCTATCATCACCAAGTAATCTAAAGTGTGCAATTTCAAAAGTGTTAAAAGCCATATTCTTTTCTTTCCAGTTGAACCTTAAACCTTTTTCAGCTGGGTTATTTTCAGAATTTGCTGTCTTTGGGGTCATCCCCCTTTCTAATCTTTCAATCTCAATGTTTGGTAATTGTACACCACCAATAATTCCTTTTTCTGGGTCTAATTTTAGATATACAAAGTTATCACCATACTTACAAGTGTTTCTAATCCACATTTGTAAGTTTGTGTTAATATCTAAAGTATTATTAAATAAATCTGCAAGAATTCCTTTTATTCTTTTTGATTCAGAATATATTTGTAAAATATGTCCGTCTTCATTTGGGGTTGTAGATTCTTCAGCGTATATATCAAGTGCTGTTGAAATCTCTGGTGTAAACTCCATAGATTCGTAATCGTAAAATGCTGCTAGTCTTGTTGGCTCATAATATATTGCCTGAGTATATAGGTTACTTTCTATTTTTTGCCATTGATTTGATAAATATAACGTTTGTTGAGCTTGGAGTTTTTCTTTCTCAAATTCGTTTTTATCTCTTGTTTTTAACAGGTCTTGTTTACTAAACTTATGTGTTGGTACATCTTGTCCTAATAATGAATTAGGACCAAATGCTTTATTAAGTCTTTGCCAAACTGTAAGTTGATTTGTATTTTGTTCCATAATAGAAATTTAATTTATAATTATCAAATATAAATATTCATTAGTATATAATGTTTTCACCACTTTCTGTTAGTATTGGTTCTTGTATTTCAGTTAGAATATAAAAAGTCTCAACTATTGGCGTTGGACTTGGAGTAGGTGGCGTTGGACTTGGTGGTGGTGTAGGGCTCGGTGTTGGGGTTTGACTTGGTGTGGGTGTTGGGGTTGGTTGTGGGATTTCCCTAAAAGTATCTTTTGGG